AGTACGAAAAAATTCCTTGTCTGTAGGATGAAATTTGTTAGCGACACAAATATCACCGGACAGAATGAGAACTTCCGCATTCTCAGTATTGTCAAAAAGAGTGGTGCCAAATTCCAGATGAACATCAGATGCAAGAGCGATTTTCATTTAGTTTTTTCCAAAGAATCTTTTCGTATATAATGTAAAGGTTGTTTTTGATTTGAGGGATAATTTTTTACTACAGGTAAAAACAAAACGCCATCAATTTCTTTAGATGGCCAGTGCGCTAATGTGTAATAAACATCCGTCAAATTAAAGCGGTTGCGCATTTTAATTGGTTGATTTTTTGTATTCATGGCTTAAACAATAAGAAAAGGAAACATACTGACATGAGACAAAATGTTACCAACCTTCCAACTAGTGCACCAAGAAAGGCACCCAAAGCAAAGGCAGTAAAAGTTGTCATTGTCAAGTATGTTTCCATGTTAACTCACCGCATTCATAATAAAATTATACTCGAAAAAGACTATTCTGTCAAGAGTGTTGTATTTTTGCTACCAATTTGAATTTTCTTTGGCTTTCTTTCTTCTGGAATAATATTTTCCAGTTCAATTATAAGAAGCCCATCGACAATATTAGCAGATTTTACCTGTACCGTTTGTGCCAAAATAAATCGATGATTGAAGTCCCGCTTTGCAATACCATAGTGGATAAATTCACGAGTAGTATCTTTATCGGCACTTTTACCTGTGACCAAAAGTTTACCATCGTCAAGAGTAATATCAATTTCATCTCGGGTAAACCCCGCAATAGCGATTTCAATAGTCCAATTGGTATCACTTGTTTTTACTAAATTGTATGGAGGGTAGGTTTGTGGTTTGACCGCCCTATCAAATTCTTCAAATGTACTAAGAAGACGTTCGAAACCAACAGTTGCAGGCAGCAAAGATTTGCCGTAGTGAAGAGTCATGCTTTTCTCCTTAAAATAAGCGAGTTAATAAAATACCAACCCATAAGGCGTTGGTCCGAGGTTTATTTTACTAGCCTTAACCTCGGTAGGCTAGCCCATCCCGATTGGGATATGGTTATTTATTCACGTTCTGTGCTTTTTTACCAATATTATATTTGGTAATTAATTGCCAATCTTCTTTTTCTTTATGTGAAAGAATCTTAATTTGAGATAAAGAAACAGTTGGGTCTTCAATCATATTCTTATCAACAATTTTTAACAGTTCCCAGTCCTCCAACAATTTTGCAATTGTATTTCTTCTTGCAATATCGTTCTCGGAAAAGTCTGTATTTTTACCATCTAATGCAAAAAGTTCTTTAAAGTGTACGATGTAGTATCTGCCTTGCTTATGTAGAATGTGACAAGACTGGTAAAGAACTTTTTCTTTTTTGGAAGCGACACCGATTCGCGTTAAAGTTTCACGAACTTTTAAAAAGTCATCTTTTTCCTTTAGAGTCACCTCTACCATGTTTTCTATTTTTACCATTATTTTTTCACTCCACCTTTTTCTAATTGTTCTTTTATGAAAGCGATCTGTTCATCGGTTAGAATACGCAAGGCCTCTTTGGCTTTTTCATTTGAATAACCAAAATATTCTTTAACGCAATCTAAATTTTTGATGGTCTCTTGCTTTTGCCAAGACTGAAACTTACGTTTCATTGGTCTTACGGTATTTAGAAAATATTGGTATTGTAGTTTTGGAGGTAAATTTCCACACATATTCATTTGATTTGCATATAAAATACAATCCATATGATATGAGAGTGAGCGATTTATGATAAAAGGTTTATAATCAGATTCATTTTCTAGAACGTCTTTCTTCGTTTGAAGAATGCTTGGTAAGATTTCTTTAAATAGGTCGGTCATGTTTCACCAAATAGTCTAAAGCTCTTTTTAATCCTTGAGTATCGTCACCTAATAAACCAATCCCAAGATTACAATCAAAACAAAGCCAACCTCTAAAGGTATTAGTTTTAGGGCAATGATCAAGTGCTAATCCAATTTTTCTTCTACCATTGCCTTCCTTAGGTTTTTTTCCACAACAATCACATATTTCAGGTTTTGGTGGAGAATTTTTTCTTATTTGATCTACAAGTTTTCCTCTTTTATTTTTGCATTCTTTGCATCTAGAATCGTATCCATCATTTCGATGAATATGCTTAGGAAACTCTGTTATTTTTTTCTGTATTCCACAATAAACACAGCTTTTACTATTCAAAAGAATTTCATCACCAAATAAATCATATATTTTCGTTTGAAACATGTTCCTTCTCACTTAAAGGAACATTCAACCATAAATTCGGTCAAACAGGCCATTAAGTTAATTTCCTGATCCGCCACGAATGCAGATTGATATTGGTATTTTGACAAGATTAAAACAGCAGGTGGAATGCTGTCAGGAGTTAAATATTCATACATCGAATCATATATTTTTCTGATTATGGTTGCTGCATCATTGTCAAGATTCGAAGTGACCCATTTTCTTGCTGATCCAAAATCTTTTTCTTTAATGGATTTGATAAGCGTTGCAATGTTTACGTCTGAAACATTTGACAAAATACCTTTATCGATTGCTCCTGAAACTGAATATCGTTGTAATTCATTTAGAATGCGTCGGTTATCAGGAAAGTATTTTGTAATGACGGCTGCAACAACATCCTTTTCATATGGAATGTTTTCTTGTTTTAAGATCCATTCTACACGTTTAAAGAATTGGGACGCCATCTTAGCCTTTTGCCCATTTTGAAGTTTGAATTCAATAACAGAACAACGTGAATGGAGAGGTTCAATAATCCTGTTCTTAAAATTGCAAGTGAAAATAAAGGAACAATTAATTGAAAACTCTTCAATAGCACCGCGTAGGGCAGGCTGTGTAGAATTGGGATTTAGATAGTCTGCTTCATCAATGATGATGACCCTTCGGTCACCAGAAAAACTCATTGCTGATGCGTAGTTTTTGATTTTGGTGCGGAATGTGTCAATACCGCTTTCGTCTGACCCATTGATGATGATATAATCGCAGCCAATTTCTTCGCAGAGGGCTTTAGCAATTGTTGTTTTACCAACGCCTGCGGATCCAGCAAGTAACAAATTTGGGATTTCTTTTCTGTTAACATATTCTTGAAAGGTAGTTTTGATGTTTTCGGGAAGGATACAATCTTCAACTTTGTTCGGGCGATACTTTTCTACCCATAAAACTTGTTTGTTTTCCATTCAAATTCCTCATAATATAAAACATAATCATATCAGATTTTACGCCAAGTGTCATTCTCTTTGACGTATAATTTACCATCAGGACCAGGCACAATTTTAACATTTACATGGTTTTCTGTTCCAGGTTTATAATTTGGACCCAATGAAAATACGTATAAGTCACGAGAAGGAGGCATTTCTTCCCCATAAGTAGCAGACAATTGTAGAACGGGTTTTGTTTCTAATTGTTTTTCTAACTCAGGTGTTGGAATTTCATCCTGTTTATAAACAATCCTTTCTTTTGCTTCTTTATAACCAGCAATTCCAACTGCAACAAATCCTGCTAGACCTAAACCTTTAGTAAACCCTCTACGTTCTTCATTCATTTTGCCTCCGTAAGCCCGATATAGAGGGTCTCAAATTCACTATCATGCGCAAGTTCTTCCTGAAAAGAATTTTTATGATGTGCTTTTGCCAAACGGCGAATTACTTTTTTAGGGATTTTATAATTATCAAAGACTGCATTGATAACATCTTTGATTGCATCTTTATGCTGAGAGATAATGTCAAGCTCATTTGAAATTTCATTCAAAGCTTCTTTGATCGATTTCAAATCTTCTTCTTTAAAAGTACCATATTGTGTAACAATATCAGTCATCATTAAGCTCCGTAAGTAGAACCAGGTTCAGTGGTGACCCAATATTCAATTGGTACAGACTTGTTTTTAAAGTGCCCAATTCCACGAGAATGAATTGTAACATCGTATGAACCAAGAATAAACTTAAAATTTTCTATAGCAAAAATCATTTTAAAAGTTTTGCCATCACCTTCTGCAATAGTTGTCGTATTTACGTTAGATGAATCATCTTTTACATTAAAAACATCAACCGTGACATTTACACCATCAGAAACAAAAGCGATATTCGTTGAGTTAAGTGCAGATGCAGCTTTCAAACACCAATCAAGATCCTCTTCTGTGATGGTGAAAATAATTTCAGCATTTTCCATGCTGACCTTTTTCTCAGGTGCAAGAAGTAAAAGTTCTTTTTTAGATTGATGATATGTCGTGCTACTTTTGCCTACTCGATTGCGGATAATAATTTTTTGATCTTCAAAATCAAGTTCAGGTAAAGTACCTTTAGAAAGGGATAGAACGCCCAAAAAATTGTTTAGATCGTAAATGCCGAACTCTTGTGGAAAGTTTTCTTCCACTGTTGCTTTAGCCAAAATATTTTTCTGCTTTGAAACAGTTTCAATAACATTACCAGGTTTAACATAAATGTTTTGATTAATTGTAGAAAAATTCTTCAATACATTCATGGTATTATTTGTCAACTTCATTACAAACTCCTCTGTTTAAGAGATTCAATTATATCACTTCCGTAATGGCCTTTCAAGCAGTCTGTGATTCTTCCTTTTAATTTTTCCAGAGTATCATTATTATCAATAATATAATCTACGCCGCTGCCTATCCATCTCCATTCGGATTCATGTACACCAGTTTTTTCTAACATAAACTTTTCCGAGAAAGCGGACCCACTTGACCTATTCGCATCTGCGGCAATATGAAACCAAGATGGTCTTTCACCTCTGCGAACTTCTATCAAAATACCTTTTTTGCTTTTTAGCCATTCTATTTCATTTTTAAATCTAACGTCGGTTACCACCACATTTTGATTTGCTCCTAAGTTATTGATTTTATTTTCTAATGCATAAACCCAAAAGTCTTCATGAAAGACTTTTCTTCCTGCTTCTGTACCAAGTAGTTGAAGTGCTAATCGTGGTGTAAAGTGTTCACCGATTTTTTTAGACCAAAAACCATCCGGCTTTTCTCTAAATTTTCTAGACTCTTCCGTATCTCCCTCCAAAAGATGCCTTTCCCAACCGAATAAAACGGAAGCAACATCTTTTAGATGTGATGCAAAGCTCACCGAATGGAAACCAAACTCTGTCTTTAAAAAATCACCGACGGTTCCTTTTCCAGAACCGATGAACCCTACTACACCAACGATCATTACATTTCCCCAACAAAGTTGGCTACAGCCGGCATATCACCATGAAAATGATAAGTTCCGATATGCTGAGTTCTCATCCATGGGCAGAGCCAAATTTTTCCACCAATTTTTCTCCAAAGTTGACAGAACATATAATCTTCTGAAAGATAACGATCTGATCCACCACCAGTTGCAGAATCTTTTGTGTCAATAATAGTGTCGAAGAAAGCGTGAATATAGCGAGAACCATCAAAATGTTGTTGACCAACATGATCTGGTTTGTAACGAAGTTGAGGATATGCTTCTTCCATTTTTGGAAATACTTCACGTTTGATCAACATGAATCCTGTTCCAATTTCCATAACTTCTAAAGGCTCAGAAACTTGAAACTGTGCGGTACCTTTAACTGGATTGAATACAAAATCCCCTGCAACTTTTTCAAGGTCATGAGGTTGAATATCCGGATGAAGAAGCGCAGCTTT